GGAACTCTTACATTGCCTACCTATTCAACAACACCTGATGTATATGAAAAGGTTAGATGGGTATGTAGAGGATATAGCTATGTAGACCCACAGAAAGAAATAGCAGCAATGAAAGATGCTGTAAGATGTGGATTTAAAACATTAACAGATGTTGTTAGTGAAAACGGTGGAGACATTGAAGAGTTGCTAATAGCAAGACAGACAGAATTAGCAAAACTTGATGAGTTGAATATTATTACTGATACAGATCCAAGTGCTACAAATAAGAGTGGTGGCAGTCAGTTTAAACCTATTAATACTGTTGATCCTTTCGGTGATACAGATCCACCATCAGGACAAGATGCAGAAAACGTAGCGGATGGTTCAGATGGCAGTTATTAATGGTACAGAAATAGATCTTATGCCTACAGCAGGTATGAGGGAAGAGGCGCAACGATATAGAGATTGGAAATCAGAAGGTGAAGGTGGTGGTACAGAAGTTGCTGCTAGAAGGGCAACACAAATATTAAGCGGTAATGAATTATCACCTGATGTTGTAGTTGCTATGTCAGCATGGTTTGCAAGACATTCTGTAGATAAAGAGGCAGAAGGTTTTAGGCCAGGCGAGGACGGCTACCCAAGTAATGGCAGAGTAGCGTGGGCTGCATGGGGCGGTGATGCAGGTAAAAGTTTTTCTGATTCAAAATCAGCTAGAATAAAAGAATTAAGAAACAATGATGCTATGCCTAAAACAAAACGTGCAGCAAAACGTGCAGAGCCAGATGAGTTATCTGTAGGTGATTCAGTTAGATGGAACGCAAGCGGTGGTACTGCAAGAGGTGTTATAGATTCTATTGAACGTGATGGAACTATAAATGTACCTGATTCTGATTTTGAAATTACTGGTACAGAAGATGACCCAGCTGCATTAATTACTGTTTATAGAGAAGTTGATGGTGATTTTGAGGCAACAGATGTACAGGTAGGTCATAAGTTCAGCACACTTACTAAGATAAATTCATTAAGAAGTGTTACAAATATACTAAAACGTGGGAGTGAAACATCATTTAGTGAAGTTATGGATAGAACTTATGAAATACCATTTAGCTCAGAGTTTCCAGTAGAAAGAAATTTCGGTACTGAAATACTTAGTCATGAAGAGGGTTCTATAGATTTCAGTAGGTTAAATGGAGGAGTTGCTCCAGTTTTATGGAATCATAATATGGATCAAGTTATAGGAATTGTAAGAAATGCATATCTAGATAAGGATAAGAAAAAAGGTAGGGCGGTTATTGAATTAAGCAGAAATTCTAAGGCACAGGAAGTTAAAAGAGATATAGACGATAAGATTATAAACTCTATTAGCGTTGGCTATCGTATTTTAGAGATGGAAGAAAGGGAAATAAATGGAATTAGCAGCTTTCTGGCGGTACGCTGGCAGCCACACGAAGTATCGGTTGTGGCAAGTCCTGCAGATCCCCACTCTACATTTGGTAGGTCATTAATTGATGAAAACACTATGCCTAGTGTTAAAAAACAAGATATGATAGATACTAAGCGTGTATACGCAGCGTCTACTGACGCACAACAGCCCAATTCTAAAAAACAATCAACTATGGAAAAAGAGCAACTTGATCTAGAAGTTGTGCGTAGTGAAGCTACTAAAAAAGCAGCCTCAGCAGAACGCACAAGAATTAGAGAGATCAACGCAATGTGTTCTAAGCGTGGTTTTGATGACCTAGCAGAACAGTTAATCAACAATGGTTCGTCTGTAGATTCATGCAGAGCAGCTATCTTAGAAAGAATAGATGCAAAGCCTGTTGAAACAGCAAAGCCTATTGAAGAGCAGCTTTCACCAAAAGAAAGAGAGCAGTATGCAAGAGACTACAAGATTACATCTGGTTTAAAAGGTCTTCTTACAGGAGATTGGTCTAATTCTGGAAGTGGTTTCGCTAGAGAGATATCACAACAGATTGCTAAAGATTCTCAAAGATCAAATAGCGGTAGATCATTATTCGTACCTTTTGGAGCATTAGCAAAAAGAGCTACTTATGTAACATCAGGTGCTACTACAGGGGGTAACATTGTTGCTACTGATTTAATGGCTGATGACTTCATCGAGGCATTGCGTAATAGTACTGTCATGGTTGGTTTAGGTGTACAAACATTATCAGGTTTAATTGGTGATGTTGCGATACCTAGAAGATCAGGCGTTGCTTCTACTGGTTATCTATCTTCAGAGACAGGGGCTTTAAGTCAGGCTGAATCAACATTTGACCAGGTTACAATGACACCTAAGACACTTGGTACATTGTCTAAGTATTCTAGAAATATGCTTATTCAAGCAACACCAGGTATTGAAGAGCTAGTAAGATCAGATTTACAAGCTGGTATTAATGTTGGTATTGACTTAGGTATTCTCAATGGTACTGGTTCATCAGGGCAGCCTACGGGTATAATGCAGACTTCGGGAATCGGAAGTGTGGCGATGGGAACTAACGGGGCGGCTATTACAGTTGAAGCATTAGTTGACCTAGAAACTGCAATTATGGAAGATAATGCAGGTGTTAACGCTGATTCTATTTCTTATGTAACAAACGCTAAAGTGATTGGTGCATTAAAGAAACTAAGAGCAGGTGGATCTAGTGCTACTGATGGTGCTTTCTTAGTTAATACTGATCTTACAGCGATTGGTAGAGGCGGTACACCATTAGCAGTTAACGGTTATCCTCTAGCTATGACAAACCAAGTACCTAGCAACCTTACAAAAGGTAGTACTAGCGGTGAGTGTTCTGCTGTTGTCATGGGTGACTTCTCACAGGCAATCTTAGGTCTATTCGGATCTGGTATAGAAATTACTGTTGGTGAAGATTCTGACGACTTTGCGAAGAACTTAACATCTGTTAAGGGTGTAGTTGCATTTGATGTTGCTGTTCGTCACGCTCAGTCATTTGCTGCAATCTTAGACGTAACCACATAATTGGTTTACTATATGGGGTAGCTATCTACCCCTTTTTTTTTATGAAAATTAAGTGTCTAAAAAGTGTTTGTGCAAGTGGTGTTGGTCTAGAGGCTGGCAAAACTTATGATGTATCTACTGCTGATGCAAGCTTTCTTATTAGTATTGGTAAAGCAGAAGAATATAAAGAAACAACAAAAACAAAAAAAACAGTAACAAAAAAGTAAATGCCATTCACTGAAGATGCAACAACACAAAATGTATATCTAGATGATTTTGGTGTAAGTTGTACATCAGGTGGTACTACTGCGAAAGGAATATTAGAACAACCAGATCAAATATTGGCTGGCGATATGATTATAAGCACTGAATATGAATTGATTACAAAAACATCTGATTTTGGTTCATTAGTTTCTGGCGATAGTATTACTGTTGACAGTGTGGCTTATACAGTAAGAGATCTTAGAAAAGAAAATGATGGTGTATTTTGTCGTATTAGTCTACAGAAAACCTAATGACTACGAAAAGAGAAACAATATTAGCAAGAATTGCAACAGTGCTTGCAGGTACTACAGGTGTTTCTAATCGTATTTTTAGAAGTCGTACAACAGCATTAACAAGGGCAGAAACTCCTAGTATTATTATTGAACCGCAGAATGATGTAGTAGAACAGACAACTTCATTACCAACACTAGACCATACATTAACTGTAAGACTTAGTGTAGTTGTAAGAAGTGGAACACCACATCAAACAGCAGATCCTACTGTAGAAAATATGCACAGTAGATTAATGGCAGATTTAACACTAAATGGTAATGCTATTGATATACAGCCTGCGGACACTTCATTTGAATTTATAGATGCGGATCAATCTGGCGGTATAATCGGCTGCGAATATGACATTAGATATAGAACAAATGTAGACGATTTAAGTACATGATAGTTACATTATTCTTATAAAGGTTTATGATATGTACATAGTGTCTATTAGGTAAATGCCAAAACTTCATAGAAAAAGATCTTTATTAGCGAAGATAGAAAGTAGTTATGGGAGTGACCCGACTGCTACAGGTTCAGCTAACTATGTGGAAGTTGTTGATTTAGAAATAGAACCAGTAGCTAGTGATGAAGTTGAACAGGAAACTATAAGACCATATGCAGGTAATTACCCTGTTTTATTAGCTAATACAAGAGTAAATGTAAGTTTTGGTGTTTATATGGTAGGTTCTGGAAGTGCGGGAACTGCACCTAAATACGATCCAATATTAAAAGCCTGTGGTTTAAGTGCTGCTACAGTATCATCTACATCTGTTACTTATACACCTTCTACATTAGCTACACAAAGCAGTGTTACTCTTTACGTTAATTATGATGGTGTAAGACATAAGGTAACAGGTTGTAGGGGTACATTTTCTATTGTTTGTGCCGTTAACGAAATTCCTCGTATAAATTTCGAGATGCAAGGAATATTTAATACACCAACTGATACTGCACTACCTACAGTTACAAAGTCACTACAACCTGATCCTGTACTATTTAAAAATGGTAATACATCTAGTTTTTCTGTATTTGGTTTCTCAGCAGCTTTACAATCATGGGAACTTGATTTTGCAAATGAAGTTATTTATAGAGAACTTGTAGGCGGTACAAAAGAAGCACTTATTACAGATAGAAGGCCATCTGGAAGCATGGTTATTGAAGCAGTAGCATTATCTAGTAAAAACTTTTTCACAACAGCTACAGGCACATCTACTGGTACTAATACATGGGTGCATTCTGGCGGTGCAGGCAATATTGTTACTGTTTCATGCCCACAAACTGATTTAGGACAGCCTACTTATGAAGATTCTGATGGTATAACAATGCTTAATCTTCCATTTTATGCAACACCAACAGATGCGGGACAAGATGAATTTTCATTAGCTTTTACTTAGTTGCATAGTTATAGAAAAGGGTTTACCCTAGAGAAGATTATAAAAATTTATGTTTATTTTAAAAAAAGAAGCAACCTTTACACATCCTATTGTTTTTTATACACCTGGTGATGGTGGCACACAAAATAAAGAAACATTTGATGCTGTATTTAAAATTATTCCACAATCTAGAATAAATGAAATAGGAATACAGGCACAGAAAAAACAGAAAGAATTAGACCTGGGCATATTTGATGGTGAAAAAATATCAGATTACATGATTGCAGAAGAAGTATTAGTAGGATGGGATGGTATTACTGATGGAGATAAAGAAGTACCATATACAGCAGCTACAAAAAAACAATTACTAGATATACCATTACTGGCTAATACATTAGTTACTGAATATATAAATGTTGTTGCACAACAGAAAACAAAAAACTAGAAGGGGCTGCATTGTTTTGGTGCGGTGATCGTGTGATAGATGAAACAGATAAAGATGATGCTGTACTTTTCGATCAGCCCATAGAAGAAAAAAAAGAAGTACAAATGTTTGAAGTATTAGAGGAAAACTGGCAAACAATTACGTTATTTTTAGATATACAAACTCAATGGCGTATGGATCAAGGTGTTATATATGGTTTAGATTACAATGCAATAAAATGGATATTTGAACTTAAAAAAAACGAAATAAAAAAACCTTTAGAAATACTTGCTGACTTACAGGTATTAGAGGCTAAAATAGTAGAAACATTTAATAAAGATAATAAATAATGGATCTTTCTACCTCTTATACAATTAAGGCACAGGTAACAGGCCAAAATGAGATAGGTGGACTTACAAAAGGT